CGTGCGCACGCGCCTCTACTCGGGCCCCGTGGGCGCGGTCGCGACGACGCTCACCAGCACTACGAACGTGACCGTCACGCCGACGCCGCGCGTCTCGCCCGACCACGCCAACCGCAGTGACGAGGCGATTCTCGACGGCGAGTTCGCCGACGCCACCGCGGCCCCTCACGTGCTGCGCTGGATCGTCGGCCCGATGACGCCGGTCTACGGCGCAGGGGGCTACGACCCGCGCAGCTTCCTCCCCGACGACTCCACCAACAAGCGCGTGACCATCGTGCTCTCGGGCGGGCAGTTCGGCGCGGGCGAGGAGTTCCGCGTGGTGCGCGTCGACGACACGCGCGCGCTGCGCTTCAGCGTCACCGTAGAGCGAGCGAGGCAGGGCGCGTGATCTCCATCGAGCTCGACACCGAAGGCCTGCGCGAGATGCGCCGCGAGGTGCACCGGCTGGAGTCTGCCCTCGACGCCGCAGTGGAGCGCGCCGTGCGTGCGACCTCGCGCGAGGTCGCGAAGGAAGCGAAGGGCTCGCACTCGTACATCGATCGCACCGGGCGCCTCACCCGCTCGATCACGTCCTACGAGCCCGTGGGGAAGTTCACCGAGGACTCGCTGGAGGGCCTCGTGGGCGCGCCGACGCCCTACGCGAGCTACGTCGAGAGCGGCACGCGCCGCAGCCGCGCGTACCAGTACCTCGGCACCGCGTGGCTCATGCAGCGCGCGGAGACCGACCAGCGCATGGAGGACGCGCTCGAAGACGCCGTGCGGCGCGCGGGGCTCGGGCCGTGACCGCGACGCTCGACCAGATCGACGCCGCGCTCTACACGGCCCTCGGCGGGCTCGTGAACGCGACGCCGTCGGCGACGCAGCCCTTCCGACACCTGCGGCGCTTCGCGGGCGAGGTCACAATGGACCTCGTCCAGCACGTCGAGCAGGGGCTCTACGCGCTCACCCCGGAGCAGCACCCGGCCGCACTACTCGCGTTCGAGGGCGTTGAACCGCTCGGGGACGGCGGGATTTTCCGTCAGGACGGTCCGCGGCTCATTCAGATCGTCGCGCGCACGTTCTGGCGCGTCTTCGTGGTCGTGCGTGACCTGCGCGGCGACGAGGAGGCGCTCAAGGGCGTGGTCGCCGGACAGCCCGGGGCGCTGCTCTGCGCGCAGCGGGTGACCGAGGCGCTCGCGGGGCTCCAGATCAGCGGGCTCTTCGAGGGCGGAGGCGTGCGCTGGCTCGGGGCGCGACCGTGGCTCGTCGCGCGCCGCACGGCCTACGTCTACGCGGTGCGCTTCGCGGCCGACACCGAGCTCCCGGACCCGGCCGCGGATGCCCTCCCCGGCACGCCCTTCGTCTTCGACGGCGCGGTCAAGGACCCCGTCGAGACCACCGTCACCACGTCCACCGCGCGCGAACCGCGCACCTGATACCGAGGTCCACCGCCATGTCGACGTCGCTCCCCAACGGCTTCACCCCCGTCCACATCCCGCTCGTCGCGTTCGCCGTGCGCCTCGGCGTCGGCGCCGGCGCCAACGCCCTCTCAGGCCTGAAGGTGATGCTCGTCGGCATGATGCTGGCCGCGGGCACCGCGACCGCGAACGTGCCCGTCGAGGTCGGCGATGCGACGGACGCGAACGCAAAGTTCGGCGCGCGTTCGCGCCTCGCAGGGGCGGTGCGGGCGTTCCGCATGATCGCCCCGCGCGCGCGGCTCTACGCCTGCCCCGTGGCGGACGCGGGCGGCACCGCGGCGACGGCGGTGCTCACCTTCACCGGCCCGGCGACCGCCGCCGGCGTGATCCGCCTGCGCATCGCGGGGCAGCTCGTTCGCGAGGTGCAGATCCCGTCGGGGACCACGGCGGCGCAGGCCGCGACGCTGGTCGCCGCCGCGGTGGCCGAGATGAGCGACCTCCCCGCGACGGGCGCCGTCGGCGGCGGTGGCTCCGAGCACATCTACACGCTCACGTCGTCCAACACCGGCGCGCAGGGCAACCAGAACCGGGTGGTGTTCGAGATCACCGCGACGGGCATCACCATCGCGCTCAACGGCGCGTCGACGGCTGCGAGCGGCAAGGCGTACTTCGGCAGCGGCGCCCCGGCCACCGCGGGCGTCGGCAACCCCACCCTTACGACCGCGCTCACGGCGATCTCGGGCGCGCGCTACGACCGCATCGGCGTCGACGCGGACGACGACACGATCCGCACCGCCGTGTCGACGCACGTGGACACGCAGAGCGGCATCAACGTCGGGATGCGGCGCATGGCGTCGCTCCCCGCGCTGAACGACACGGTCTCGACGGTCCAGGCCGACGCGGTGGCGGTGAACAACGGCCGCGTGGTGCTGCTCTGCCAGAAGCGCCCGCACATGCCCGGCAACGAGATCCTCGGCGCGTACCTCGCGGCGAAGGTCTACGGGCCCCTGGACGGCGCGCTCCCTGGCGAGGACACCTACCGCGCGGCGAAGGCCAACGGGCTGAGCCTCTACCCGGCGATCCTCGCGACCGACGAGGAGGAGCGCCTCTCCGCGACGGACGTGAACAGCCTGCTCGCCGACGGCGTCACGGTGATCGGCGCGGACTACGCGCACCCCGGCTACGCCAACGTCGTGCGCCCGGTGACCACGCGCACGCGAAACGCACAGAACGGCATCTCCTACGCGGTGCACGACACCTCGAAGGTCGCGGTGCCCGACCTCGTGGCCGACCGCCTGGAGGCGTGGGCCGCGGCGAACTACGCGGACAAGAACCTCACCAGCGACCCGGCGACGACCGAGGAGGCCCCGTCCAACCCTCGCCTGATCTGGCCGTCCGCTATCCGCGACGACGTGCTCTCGATCCTGCGCGAGATGGAGGAGGAGGGCCTCGTGCGCGACGTCACCGCGAACGCCTCCGCGGTCACCGTGGGGACCACCACCGTCGACGGCACCACCTACGCCGTCGCGTCGATCCCCACGAAGGTGATCGACCACCTGCACTCCACCGTCGGCGACGTGCTCCAGATCGGCTGAGCGCAGCCCCCCACCGAGAAGAGGTAGAACCCCATGTCGACGACGCGCGCGCCCGGAGGATTCGCGGGCACCGGCAAGCTCTGGATCAACGGCACCCTGGTGAGCGAGGCCGCGAGGGTCTCGGGCACCGTCGGGGGACGTCTGAACCGCGTGGTGACGCTCGGGCACACCGGCGAGACCACCGAGGACCCGACGATGATGGAGCTGAAGATCGACGGCTCCCCGCTGCGGTCCTCGTCCTACGTCGCCACGCTCCGGCGCCTGCGCCGCAGCGGTTCCGACGTCACCGTGAAGGTGAAGATCGGCGACCAGACCTACACCGGCCGCGGCAAGATCGGTCCGATGGAGGTCTCCACGGAGAACGGCAAGAGCACCTTCGCGACCAGCTTCATGGGCGACGAGCAGGAGGTCTGATCCGTGGCGAAGCGACGCGGCGGTGACGACGACGGGGGCGACGAGTTCTCCGTCTTCGCCCGTGTGATGCAGGAGCGCGGGCGCCCTCACCGGGTCATTCCGATGCCGGGGCTCGACGGCGTGGAGGTGGCGATCCGCTGCCCCACCGAGGACGAGCTCACGACCGCCGACGTGGAGGCGCGCAAGCACCTCACGAAGGGCCTGGGACTGAGCGCGCTCGAGCTCTCGCTCGCGCAGGAGACCGAACTCGCGCGCCGCGAGCGGGAGCTTCAGCTCCTCGCCCTGGTGCTGCGCGACCCGCGCGACGCCGAGCAGGCCTTCGTCGAGAGCGTCGACGAGCTGCGCGAGCACCTCGAAGAGCCCCAGCGCGTCGGCCTCATCGCGGCGGTGAACGACTTCCGGCGCGAGCGCTTCGCGTCGAAGACCCCCGAGGAATCCGCGAGGATCGTGGAGCTCGTGCGCGACCTAAAAGCCGCTGGGGCGCTGTCGACCTACTGGATGTCCTGCGAGGCCGATTCGCAGCTCTCCATCGTGCACGCACTCTGCGAAGCGTGGACGACGCCGACGGCGCCCAGCTCCTCGGATACCTGATGGTCGCGTGGGCTGACCACGAACTCACCGCGCGCGGCGTGCTCCCGCCGCCAACCACTGATCCCCTGAAGGACGAGTAGCAGCGATGGGCGAAGCGACGCTGAAGTTCCGGACGGAGGGCGGGCGTGAAGCCGTCGCCGTCATCCAGGAACTGGAGCGCGCGCTCGCGGCCTCGCAGCAGCGCATCGACGGGATCAACGCCGCGGGGCGTCAGCGCCGTGCGCGAGGTGCCCGCGAGGAACGCCGCGTCGTCGTCGAGGAAGCGCAGCAGACCGCGCAGGGAGTCGGCGGGGCGTACCGCCAGGGCCGCGTCGTCGTCGAGCGCGAGGAGAAGCTCGTCACCCGCGCGAAGCTCCGGGAGCTCGCGCTCCAGGGCGAGGCGCAGAAGAAGTTCATCGAGCGGTACACCGAGGCCCACAAGCGCGCGACGGCGCTCCTCGAGGCCGAGGTCGGCAAGCGCGGTCAGCTCTCGGACCGCGAGAAGCGCCAGGCCGAAGACCTCGCGCTCGCGATGGTGAGCGAGCACGAACAGGCGGAGCGCCGGAAGACCGCGGCGACGCAGCGCGAGGCGCGCAAGCGGGAGACGCAGACCGCACAGACGCAGCGCGAGGTTGGCGGGCGATTCCAGCGCGGCGCCGAGGCTGTTGCCGGTGCCGCAGCAGGCGTTGCGCGTGACGCGCACGGACAGATTCAGGACGCGCGCGAGCGCCGCGCTGCGGTGGACCACTCGCTGAACGCGGCGCTCTTCCAGGCCGGCGTGTTCGGCGCCGAGGCGCAGGGGGCGCGCGACACCGTTCGCGCCCGCGCGCAGGCGCTCGGCATGGACCCCACGGTGCTCGCAGAGGCACTCGGACAGGCCCAGACGCAGTTCTCGGTGCTCTCGGGGGACTCCCCGGCGGCGCGCCAGCGCGCGCTACAGCAGCAGCTCGACCTCGCGGAGTTCGCGCAATCCACCTACCAGGACCCCGCGGAGGTCATGCGCGTCGCGGGCATGCTCCAGGCCCAGGGCGTGCGCGGCAACGACCAGCGCGCGACGCTGCTCGCGATGACGGGCATCGCGCAGGCGGGGTCCGTCGAGCTGCGCGACATCGTGAGCCAGGGCCTCGGGCCCCTCATGCAGAACGTGGCGATCGCCACGGGACGGCTCGGCCCCGGCGCGACCGAAGAGCAGCGATCGGCCGCGGTGCGCGAGGCGACGCTCCGCACGATGGCGATGCAGGAGGTTGCGTCGCGCGGCGGTGGAAATGTCCGCGCGTCGATGAACGCCTTCGCGGCCTTCGAGCGCGCGATGACGAACGACCGCACCGCGACGAACATGCGCTCGTCGCTAGAGCGCCGCGGGTTCACCGAGGCGCAGATCGGCGAGGTCCTCATGCGCGAGCGCGACGCGCGCTCCGGGCGCACGGTGGATCGCTTCCGCTCGAACGACGCGCTGGTCACGCTCTCGCGGATGAACAGCCTGTTCCGCGGCAACACCACGGAGCTGATGAACGCGCTCTCCTCGGGTGGCCCAGGCCTTCCGACGGTGCTCCTCTCGAACATCCGCACGCTGGCCTCGACGCTGAACTCCCAGACGGAGGGTGGCGAGACGGTGCAGCAGCGCGTCGAGCGCATGCGCCGCGAGGGCAGCGCGTTCACCGAGCGCAGCGTCGCCGCAGGGCGCGACCTCGTGCAGAGCGAGGACGCGACGCGCCTCGCGCGTGAGGCGCAACAGCGCGACAGCGCGCTCCTCGACAACACGGGCGCGATCAGGGACCTCTCCACCGCGATCCGCTCGTTCCAGGCGCAAAACCCCATCCTCTCGAACGCCCTCGGCACCGCGGGCGGAGCGGTGCTCGGCGCCGGCGGGTCGGCGCTCGCTGGATTCGTCGGTCAGCGCGGCGTCGGGGGCGCAGCCACGGCGGTTACCGCGCGACTCGCTGGGATGAGCGGCGCGGCGGCGCTCGGCACCAAAGCGGCGGCTGTCGTCGCGAGTCTCGGTGCTGGCCTCGGGATCGGTTCGCTTGCGAACCAGGTGATCTACTCCGACCGCGACCGCGCGAACGGTCTCCAGACGAACGCGTTCTCCCGCGCGTACTGGTCGGACTTCACGACGGCCGTGCGACAGGCGATCACGGACGGTTTCTCCGACGCCCCGTCGAGCAACGCCGCGGTCCACGCGCAGACCGTCCGCACTACCCCCACTGCGAGCCCCTGAGCCATGGCCGACGAGCTCGCGCAGACGACCGCACCCTTCATCTACGGGGGCGTGGAGTTCCCCGCGACGGACATCACCACGTCGTTCGGGCACGACTCCGCGCAGCACAAAGGGTTCGGCACGCGCGGCGCGGACATCGAGACAACGGGGTCGAAGCCCGAGGTGATCCGCGTGAAGGCCGTGCTGATCAACGGCTTGCGTGGCTGGCGCGGCGCGCCGCTCTACCCGGACACCTACCAGCGGCTCTTGCGCGCGCTGAAGACCACGCCCGAGGGCAACCTCTCGCACCCCACGCGCGGGGCGATGGTCGTGCACTTCGACGAGGGCTCCGAGGAGATCCGGCCCGTCGAGCGGCGCGGGGTGGTCCTCACGCTCTCGTTCACCGAGCAGCAGGGGACCGCGGAGCTTCTGGAGATGGCCTCGGTGCGCGCCGACGCGGGCGCGGAGATGCTCTCCACCGCGGCGACCGCCGACGCCGCGAAGCCCGACGAGCTCGACGCGATCCTCCCCGATGTGGAGGCTGCGCTCACCTACCTCGAAGACGCCTCGCGCACCTTCGCCGAGGCCGTGACAGCCCTCGACGCGCTCTCGCGCGGCATCGAGGAGCGCCTTGCGGACCCGGCCGCGGCGGCGGTGGAGCTTCACCCGTTCCGCGACGCGGTGTGGTCGCTCCAGACCGCGACGCTGCGTTACCGCGAGCGGTACACCGCGACGACGCCGCGCACGTACACCGTGACCGAGGACGCCTCGATCGCGCGCATCGCGGCGTCCCCGGACGTGTACGGCGACGCCTCGCGCGCCCCGGACCTCCTCGGCGCGAACACCATCCTCGACCCGTCGCGCGTGCCCGCGGGCACCGTGCTCGTGGTGCCGGACTGACCGATGGCGCGCTCGCACGTCGTCACCGTCGAGATCGGCGCCGAGGCCCTTGCGGTCAGCGCGTGGGACGAGGTCGCGATCACCCTCGACATGCTGCGGCCCGGGAGCCCCTGGACGCTCACGCTCTGGCGCACCGGCCGCGGCGAGGCGTGGGAGCGGGTGCGCGAGAAGGCCGTGATCTACGCGCCGGTCACCGTGAAGGTCGACGGCGCCGTGCAACTCCGGGGCACTCTGGAGCGCTTCCGTGACGGCGCGAGCCGTGCGGGCGCGCCCTTCACCATCTCGGGCCGCGACGCGCTTGCGGCGGCGCTCGTGGCCGACGTGGACCCGCGGCTCCAGCTCCGGGAGACGACGCTCGCGGAGGCCTTCGAGCGGGCCCTGGCGCCCCTCGGCATCCCCGTGGTGGTCGGCGCCGGCGCCGACGACGTGCGCCAGGTGCAGGCCGGTGCGCGGCCGGGGTCTCGCGCCGGGGGGACGCGCACGCCGCGGCGTCAGCGCGTGGACCGCTTCAAGCCCCAGGTCGGGCAGCGCGTGTGGGACTTCCTCTCGCAACTCGCGCGCCGCCACGGCTACCTGATCTACGCGGGCCCCTTCGAGGACGGCATGGGCCTCGTGATCGACCGCCCTGCGTACGACGCGGCCCCGCAGGGCGCGCTCATCCGTCGACGCCGCGCCGACGGCACCTACGCGGGGAACATCCTCGACGGCGCCCTCGACGTGAACGCCACGGACGTCCCGACGGACGTGACCGTGTTCGGTCGCACGCGCCTGGACGCGCCGCAGGACGCGCGGCACTCGGGCGCGGTGGTGAACACGCGCCTCACGATGCGCCGCATCGCGGACGTGTACCTCCCGCGCCCGCGCTACCTGCGCGACCCGCGCGCGCGAACGCCGCAGATCGCCGAACAGCGCGGACGGCACGCCATCGCCCGCGCGATGCAGGACTTCGCCGTCTACGAGGCTACGGTGCAGGGCTTTTCGTGGGGCACGCAGGACCGGCTCTGGACGGTGAACAGCATGGTCACCCTCGACGACGAGATCACCGGCGTGCGCGGGAACTGGCTCTGCACGTCGGTGACCTTCAACCGCAGCCGCGCGGGCGGGCACACGACGCGGATACGCCTGGTTCCGCCGGGCACCATCGACCTCGAACCCGACGCGGAGGTGTGAGGTGTTCACGCTCGCGAAGGTGACCCGCGCGGCGTTCAGCGCGGCGTCCAAGCTCCTGGAGCTTCAGCTCCGCGAGGACGGCGCCGAGGGCGACGACGAGGACGCGCGCCCCGAGGACCGGGCGAGCTTCCTCGCTCAGCTCGGGGTGGCGGTGCGGCCCGTGGTCGCGTCGACGCTGCGCGCGCTGGCCTATGAGGACGGCGACGACACCATCGTCGTGAAGCTCCACGACAAGGCCCGCTCGCCCACGGACCTCGACGAGGGCGAGACGCGCGTCTTCAGCGCCGGCGCCATCGCGAACGTGATCCGGCTGCTCTCGGCGCGCATCGTCGTCGAGGCCCCGGAGATACGCCTCGGGGCGAGCGCGACCAAGAAGGTCAACCGCGAGGGCGATGCGATCCTCCCGGGCACGCTCTCGGTCGTGGCCTCGGGCATCACCGTGACGATCACCTACACCCCGCCCGGCGAGGCCGCGCAGGTCGTCAGCTTCACCGTGCCGAACGGCGTGGCCCAGGCCGGGGGCACCTCCATCACCCTCGGCGGCAAGACCGGCGCGGGCTCCTCGAAGGTCCGCGCGGAGGACTGAATGCCCGCCTACGCCCGCAAGATCGACCCGGAGACCGGCGACGTGGTGTTCGACGACGACACCCGCACCTGGACCTCGGCGACGACTCCCGAACTCGCCGTCGTGCAGAACGTGCTGCGCACGCGCCTCGGGTCCGCGGCCCGCGACCGGACCTTCGGCGTCGAGCCCGTCGACCAGGACCTGCCGAACGCGGGCGCGCGCTGGCGCCAGAACGTGCTCGTGGCGCTGCGCCGGTGGATCACCAGCGGGTTCCTGCGCGACGTGGAGGTCAACTCCGAGGTGCGCCGCTTCCCGCAGGGCAACGCGCTCTTCTACACGGTGTCGTTCAAGGGCCGCGACGGCCGGCGGCAGTCCACGCCGCAGACGAGGATCTGACCGATGGCCTTCTCCGCCCGCACCGCCGCGACGATCCGCGACACGCTCCTCGCCCGCTGGCGCGCGCGCTACGCGGCGATGGTGCCCCCGCGCGACCTCGACATCACCGAGGGGAGCGAGGCGTACGACCTCTGCGACGCCTTCGCGCACGAGCTCGGCGGCATCGAGCTCGGCGCGCAGCAGGCGGCGAACCGGGTGCTCGTGCGGTCGGGCACCAGCACGGACCTCGACCGCTTCGCCGAGGACGATGGCACCGCGCGCAAGAGCGCTACGACGGCGCGCCACACCGTCACCGTCTCGGGCCCGGTGTCCAGCACCACGCTCATCAACGGCGCGACCCTCGCGACCTCCGCGGGCCTGCGTTTCACGCCGATCGACGGCGTGACGGGCGTGGAGATCACCAGCATCGACACCGACGGCAGCGGCAATGCGACCATCACCGTCGAAGCGCAGACCGCAGGGACCTCGGGCAACCTCGCGACGGGCACGGTGCTCACCTGGAGCTCGGCGCCGACGGGCTTCGCTGCGACGGGCACCACGTCGGCGGTCGCGCGCGTGGCGCAGAACGCCGAGAGCGATGCGACGTTGCGCCAGCGCCTCTTGGAGCGGATGCGCGAGAAGCCCGCAAGCTTCAACCGCGCCGACGTGCGCGAGATCGGCTACCAGTTCGCAGGCGTCGGCGAGTGCTTCGTGTACCCGCGCTCGCGCAGGATCCCCACCGTCGCGCCGCAGTTCGCGTACCCCGGCGTCCTCACCGTCATCCCTGTAACGCCCGCACCCGCCGAGGACAGCTACACGCAAACGGGCCTCACGCTGGGACAGGGGCTCGACCCGAGCTACAGCAGGGTGCCGCTCCTCGCGCTGGCCACGGGCCTGCGCAACTACTTCCTCGGCACCGTGGACGTGGACGGCCTCGCGGTGGCGGCGGGGCAGCAGCGTGAGCTCGCGCCCGCGTCGTTGCTCACCGACAACCTCTTCGTGCCGCTCCCCACCGGCGTCACGGTGGACGTGACCGTGCGCGTCACGATCGACCCCTCGGTTGCGACGTGGCCGTGGGGCGAGAGTGATCCGGCCTTCCGCACGATCACAGCATCGTCGGCGACGTGGCTGGACCTCGACGACGTGTCTGGGATCGCGGCGAACGACCAGATCGCGGTGCAGATCGGCACGGGGACGATCCGAGGTGGGTGGTGGCTCGCGACGGTCCAGGGCGTCGCGGGGCTGCGCGTGACGCTCGCCGAGGCGCTCCCCACGGCGCCCTCCGCGTCGAACCTTGTGCGCCCAGACTGCGGGCTCTGGGACTCGATCCGGCGCGCGGTGCTGATGCTCTTCGACTCGCTCGGCCCCGGCGACGCGCGGGAGGGCGGGACGATCTCAGGCGGGCTCATCACCGGCGGAACGCTCAGCGTGCCCTCCGCGCGCTACCCGCGGCCGACGGCGGCGAGTTCGCCCGACACGCTGTTTCAGTCTCGCATCTCGCAGGCCGCGCAGGGTGTCGACGGAGTGCTGGGGGTGACGGTGCCTACGCCGAGCGGGGACCGGATTCCGGCGCCTGGATACCTGCTCGTCCCAGGCTCGATCGTCATCGAGCCCGCGTGATCACTGGCATGTCCCAAGTCGGCATTCCCTCCCTGCTGCGCAGGCCACGCTGCAGCGGCCGCAGTTACGGGGGTCCGTGTCGGTGTTTACGCAGGTCCCACCGCAGCGCGCAGAGAGCGGCGCGGTGCAGCCGCTGACGCACGCGTAGCCCGTGGGCGCGCCAGGAGACATCCCGCAGAGGGGCGCGGGGTCGACGCACCCCCTAGTGCAGCTCCCGCAGCGGAACGACGTGTTCACGGAGGTCTCGCATCCGGTGGAGGGGCTGCCCGAGCAGTTGAGCCGCCCAGGCAGGCACGCGCGGAATACGCTGCATTGGCCGCCCTCGCAGGTGACACGTGAGCGGTCCACGCCAGGCAACAAGGTGCAGTCGTTGCCGCAGCGACCGCAGTTGCGAACGTCCGTGTCGGTGTCCACGCAACCCGCGTCACAGAGGAGCCGACAGACATCACGGAGAGCGCCGGAGTCTCTCGGCACATCCACCAATGGCACGTCGATCCCGGCATCGGTCGCCATCCTCGCGGCGCAGCGCCCGGCCTCGCACGTTGAGCTCAACCCGCAGACGCTTCCGCACCCGCCGCAGTTGGTGCCATCGGTCGTAGTGTCGACGCAGGCGAAGCCGCACCGAGTTCTTCCCGCGGGGCACGGAACATCCGCTGCGGGTAGGTCCATCGGTGCATCGGCGGCGAGCGGTGCGTCTTCGCTCGGCACGCCTTCATCCACACCAGCGTCGAGAGATGTCCCGGTGCAGTCGCACGGGGCGTAGCGACCGTCGTCGCCGCACTGCTGCACCGACATTGCTCCGCCGGGACACGCGCACGCGATCTGCATTCCTGAAACGCACTGAGGCGCATGCCCGCGGTCTTCTGCGGCATCCGGGTAGGGCCCTGGGCCGACCATGGATGTCGGGGTGCACGCAGCGAGAATGATGACGAGGGCGAGCAGGGTGGATAGGCGCATGACCCAGCACGGTACGACGCGACCGGGGATCGGTTCCAGATGACGACCTTGGCCCTTCCCACCGGCACGACCGAGTCGGACCGGATCGCGCGCGCCCTCGCGACGCTGATCGGCCCGTCGATCACCGCGCGCGACGGCTCCCTCGTCGCCGAGGACCTGCGCGCGCTCGGTTCCGTGCTGGCCGACGCCCGCGAGGTCATCGCCCGCGCCGTCGACCAGGCCCACTCCGGCACCGCGACGGATCTCCTCCCCGAGCTCGAATACCAGTACGGGCTCCCGGTCGGCGCCGGGCTCCCTGAGGCGACGCGGCAGACGCGGCTGCTCGCGAAGCGGCGCGCACGCCGCGAGGGCACCCGCGCAGCGATCGAGACGACGCTCCAGACCATCGCCGCCGCGGCGGTCGTAATCGCACTCGCGCACGACCTGGTCGAGGGCACCGACATCGAGGCGATCTTCCGGCTCGCGGTGACGCTCGGCGCCGACGCGGGCGACACCTCCGTCGAGAGCATGGTCGACGCGCTGCTCGCGCAGCAGGCGCCCGCGTACATCACCTGGACGCGCGGCCGCTCGTACGGCTTCCGCTGCGCGTGGCGCAACAGCTCCGACGACTCGCAGTGCGACGTCGACCTCCTCTCCTTCTGATCCTCCTCGGAGACCCGCGATGCCCCAGAGCTATGCCGCCTCGCCCGAGGTCGCGGACGCGGATGCGTCTGTGCCCGACGGCCCCGGAGTGAACGACCCCGTGTTTCGCGAGGTGCTCAACCGCCTCGAGCTCTCCATGCAGATGCTTCGCGGTGGCATCGGGGGGCCGGAGTACTTCACCCTCGAGCCCGGCGGCTCCGGCGCGGCCTACACGGTGAAGGTCGGCCCCTTCCGCATCGCGCCGATCGTCGGCACGGAGGGCTCGAAGCTCATCGAGTCCAACACCGAGGTCACCCTCGCGGCACTGCCGTCGCTCGTGGCGCTGCCTGACGTGTGGCGCTACCTCGTGGCGTACAACAACGCTGGCGCGCTCGGGTGGGCTCTCTCGTCGACAGCGCCGCAGGCGCACGGCTGGGACTCCAACCGCCAGCTCTGCTACGTCGGCGCCATCCGCACCATCGACGTGGGCGCAGGCGTCGGCGCGCCGCTCTCGGTCGTGCGCAGCGGACGGCGCACACTGTACCAGCGCTGGTACGACGACGCGGGCTTCGCCATCTCGCTCGGCGGCGCGGGCGACACGACGCAGAGCCTCGCGACGCGCGTGCCCCCGAGCGCGCGGGTGGTGCGGCTGGGGGTGAGCGGCGTGACGGGCAGCGCGGAGCTCACCGAGGCCGCGCACACCACGGGCGGCTGGCCGGTGGGCGACGGGTCGATGGTCGACCTCCCGCTCAACGCGTCGCAGGAGATCGGGTTCCGCGCGCTCGGCGCCGCCGCGGGATGCACCGTGCGCGTCGTCTCCTGGGAGGACTGACCGTGGCAGGACACCGCACGACGACCTTCAGCGCGGGCTCGCACGTCCCCGCTGCATCGCTGAACACGCAGCAGGACCGCGCGCACACGCTCGACCTCGCGACCGCGACCGACGCAGGCGCGCCGACCGACACCCAGGGCGCCGACTGGATCACGTACCAGTCTTCGGACGCAGGGATCCCCACGGGCGACGTCGTCACGCTCGACGCGAGCGACCGGGACTGGCGCGAGCGCATCCTCAACGCCACGGCGCGCTTCGTGACGATCGCCGCGCGCCGGTGGGGACGCGCCGACGAGCACGTCGGCAACGACCCTGCGAGCTGCAACGTCCGCACGGCGCTCGGCGTAACGGGCCCCGGCGCGTACGGCGCAGCGAGCGCGGCGGTGGCGACGGGCGTGCCCCCCGTCGTTGCGTCGGGGTCGTGCCCGATCGCGCTCGACGTGCGCGCCGACGGCGAGGTCTGGATCTTTGCTGACCCCACGGACGGATCGCTCAAGCTCTACAACGACACGACCACGCCGCTGCACCTGGACCTCCTGGTGATGGCGACGGGGCGGGCGCCGGACCTCTCGGCGCCGCCGCCCGACCTCGTTCCGACGCTCACCGAAGTGCTGTGGCTCACGCCGACGACGGCCGCGGCGCGCCCTGCGGATCCCGGCGCGGTGATCGCCCTGCACCGCGCGACCGACACAGGCGCGGTGACGCTCTGGGACGGCGGCGCGTGGCGCACGATCGGCCTGGTCTCCCCGCTCACGACGCGCGGTGACCTCTGGGTGCGCGATGGGAGCGGCGACGCGCGGCTTCCCGTCGGCGGTGCGAGCGAGATCCTCGGCAGCGACGGCACGGACCCCGTCTACCGCGCGCTCGACGAGTTCATGCCCAGCGCGCAGGTCTCCACCACGGACGACACCTGGACGACCGTCGTGACCATCACGACGGACGCGGTGCTCGCGGTCGTCGAGACGCACTTCTCGGTCGTCGCGCGCAAGGACGACTGGAGCGAGGGCGGCGCGTGGCGAGGCTACTGCGCGCACCGTCGCTACGGCGGGGCCTACAACGCGATGGGCTCCGTCGCGTGGCAGCCGAACTTCTCGGAGAACGCGCTGCTCGATGTGCGGGTCACCGAGGACGCGAGCGGCGTCTACATCCAGGTCAAGGGCCCGCCCGCGACCGACTATCGCTGGCAGGTGAAGTACCTGCGCAACGTGCTGGAGGACTGAGATGGCAGGGAACCGTTTCATCGCCGCGGCGCTCACGGCTGCGGCTGCCGTCGGCAGCGCCGTCGGCGGCGCCGTCTACCAGGCCGCCACGCAGAGCGATGCGCGCGTGGCCATCGCCGCCGCGCACGACATCACCACCCGGCACGGCGAGCTCGCGGTGCGCGTCGACGCGGGCAGCGCGGACGTGACCTCGCTCGCGCCCGTCGACCCGCCCACCGCGCCGGGCCAGGTGCTCTCCTCCGACGACGCGGGGCTCCCGACGTGGCGCGATCCGTCGTCGGGCGGTCCTGCCGCGGGGAGCGGCACCTATGCGGCGCGCCCTGCGTCGCCCGAGCTCGGCGACACTTACACCGTGACCTCGGGGGCGCGCACCGGGAGCGTGTACCGCTGTGATGTGGCGGGTGCGTGGGTGCTCTCGCGCGTGCTCCCGATGCTCCCTGCTGCCACCGCGGTGGAGCTGCTCGCCTTCGACGCGGAGAGCATCCTCGACGTGGTGGGCCAATCGCTCGCGGCGTGGCCCGAGGCGCGCGGGCGCGTCGTGCTCACGCAGGCGAACACCGCCACCGTCACCGCGGCGAAGCAGGTCGCGGCGACCGCGGCATCGTGGGGCGGGCTCCCGTTCGCGCAGTGGCCCTCGTCGGGCGCGACCCCGGTGATCCTCGGCGCGCCCGCGACGGGTGGCCCATCGGGCGACGCGCCGCGGACCTTCGCCGTGCTCGTGTCGTCGGTTCCGGCGTGGGCGGCGTCGGGATCCGTCGCGCAGAACGTGGGCGGCTGGGGCATCGGCAGCAACGCCGCGTTCACCATCCGCGTGAACGCGAACGCCTCAAACGTGACCGGGCTGAGCTTCTACGGCACGGACCCTGCGGGCTCGGGCGCGTACCCGTCGTCTTCGACGCCGACGCTGCTCTACGCGGTCTACACGGGCACGCAGTACGCGCTCTACCAAACGCCCGTGGACAGCGCGTCGGAGAGCACCTCCGTCGCGCTGACGACGCTCTCCCTCGTCACGTCGAGCGGCGGCGCCCCCGGAGGCATTCAGACGCCGTTCGGTCTCGTGCTCGGCGCGCACTCGTGGAACCGCGCGAGCGAGTTCTTCCGCGGGCGCCTGCATGGCGCGTGGATCTACGACCGCGCGCTCGACGCGACGGCGCGCGAGGCGCTCCGGGCCGCGCTCGCGACGAGGTACGGGTCGTGATGCGCGCGGCTGTCTCGCGCGCGCTCTGGTCCGCCGTCGTCCTCGCGACCGTCGCCGCGCGTGTGCTGCGGCGCGCATGGGGGCGGCGGTGACGTGGCTCCCCGGCGTGCTCCTGGGGGTCGTGCTCGCGGTGGTCTCGTGGGTCGTGTCGGGTGCGCGCCGTGCGCAGCGGCAGGACACGGACGGCCGCGTGCTCGACGACACCGCGCGGGCGACGCAGCGCCACGTCGTCACGGTCGCCTCGCTCTCGCAGTCGATTGAGTCGCTCGCGTCCGTCGTCGGCAAGATGGATGCGAAGCTCGATCGCGCGCTCGGCGACATCAACGCCGCGAAGGTCGAGCACGCGGCAGCAGCGGCGCGCGCAGAGAACGACCGCGATCGTCTCGCGCGCATCGAGGCGGACCACGTCTCGCTGCGCGCGGAGATCCGGCGAGTGGACGAGTCGCACACGACTGCGCGCCACGCGCTGCGCACGGAGATCCAGGGATGGGTCACGGCGGGCGTGGCGGATGCTATCGGGATCCTGCGCACGCTGGTGGACTCGCACGGAGGCGGCGATGCGCGCGCACGTCCTACTCGTCGAGGATCGTGACGACATCGCGGCTATCGCGGCGCACGCGCTCGATCGCGTCGCGATGGTGACGCGCGTGCGGACCGATGACGACGCGCTGGCGATGCTCGGCGCCGTGCTCCCGGACGCGGTGGTGACGGACCTGCGCGGCGTGATCGCGGGCACGTCGCCCGTGGACTACGTCGCGTCGCTGCGGGTGCGCCTCGACGCGGCGGCGGCGCGGGTCCGCACGAAGTCCCCGCCCATCGTTCTCGCGTCCGCGATGGACCCCGACGCACAGCACGCCATCGCGCTCGCCCTCGTCGGCGTCGTCGCACTCCCGAAACCTTACGGCCCGCGCGCCCTGCGCGAGCTCGTCGAACAACTGACCGCGCCCCGCGAGGGCGCACACCCGGAGGGGTGATCCCATGACCGTGTCCCAGATGATCCAGTGGTCCACCGCGCACCCGATGGAGGCGCTCGGCTACCTCGCCGCGGCGTCGCTCGCCTTCGCGTCGGCGTGGGCCGCGATCAAGACCGCGTACCAGCGCGTCACCGGGCGCGCGATGCCGCGCAACGCGGTGACGACCGCGCTCGATGTCCTCGCCGAACTCGCACTGAACATCCCCGGCGCGCTCAACCGCCTCGTGCGCGCGCGCGGCGGGGAGTCGATCTTCGCACCGCCGCAGCCCCGCGCGACGCAGGCCCCGCCGCCCCCGTCGGACCCGCAGCGCGGCGCCGTGCGCGTGTCGGTGATGCTCTCGCTCTCGGGCGCGGTGATCGCCGCGACCCTCGCGGGCGCGCTGCTCGCGGGGTGTCCCGGACCCGTGGTGCCCGTCGACGGCGGACCCGCGGTGACGCCGTCCTCGTGGACCTCGACGGCGCGCGTGGTGCTCACGACGCTGCGATGGGCCGTCCCCGCCGCGCGCGCGATCACGGACGTCACCGTGTCGGAGCCCGCGCGAACGCAGGTGGCCCGCGCCCTCGACGCGACCGCGGCGGCGGCGGGCGAGATGGAGCGCGCGGTCGACGCGTACGAGCTGCGCGGCGGCGACCGATGCGCGGCACACGCCGCGGTCGGCGGGCTGCACCGCGCCCTCGCGGGGCTCGCGCGCGTGCTCGCTGACAGCGGGATCGCGCTCGGCACGACGCTGGAGCGCGTGGTCGACGGCGTCGCGTCCATCGCGGACGCGCTGGTCCCGTCGTGCGCGCCCGACGCGGGGTGGTCCTCGGCGGGCGACCGCGCGAACGCGGAGCTGCGGGCAATCCGCGAAGCGCACGGGCCGCTCTCTCGCGCGCTGGATGACCTGCGCCCGGTGGACGCGGGCGTCCGATGACTCGCCCCCTCGGATGGCTCTCCCCGGACCGCTACGGGCGTCCGCACGCGGGCCGAGTCACGGCGCCGTCGCCGGGGCTCACCCTCCCGTCGCACGTCCGGCTCGACGCGCCCGCGGAGGTCTACGACCAGCGGCAGGTCGGATCGTGCGTCGCTCAGGCCCTCGCGTGCGCCGCGGAGATCCTCGCGCCGCGCGCGGGCTACACGCCCGAGCGCCCCGACCGGACGGCGCTGTACTACCGCGCCCGTCGCGCGATCGGCACCACGCGCGAGGACTCCGGCGCGATCATCGCGGACGGGATCGAGGTGCTGCGCGGCGGATGGGAGCGCGAACTCGTCGAGCCCGCGGCGACCTTCGACGGGAGCTACACCGCGCAGCCGCGCGACCGCGCGCCCGACGCGCCGCGGCTCGTGTCCGCGGAGCCGCTCGCGCATGACCTCGACAGCGTCTGCTGGGAGCTCGCGTGCGGGCATCCCGTCGTCGTCGGCGTGCGCGTGACCGACCAGTGGGACGCACCGGGCGAGGTGCTCCCTGCGCCCGACGGTGACGCCGTGGGCGGTCACGCCGTCTGCCTCGTGGGCTACCAATGCGACGCGCACGGGGTACAGCTCCGCGTGCGCAACTCCTGGGGGATCTCGTGGGGTGCGGGCGGCGAAGCGTGGCTCCCGGCCGCGTGGCTCTCGCTCGCGTGGTGCGGGGAGATCCACGCGCTGCGCGCGATCCGACACGCGCCCGGCGACCTCTTCCCGCCGAAGGGGAGCGACCTCGACGTGCGCCCGGACTACGACCCGCGGGGCGCGCTGTGACCGGCCGGCTCACGGACTCCGAGCGCGTGGCGGCGGGGCTCTCGACGCCGTCCCCGGTGCTCTGCACGGGCATCGTGGACATGCACCACTCCGACGGCGCATATGACCTCGCGGTGTCGCGCGCGGGCGGCATCGTCGCGATGATCCACAAGGCGACGGAGGGACTCGACTGGCGCGACCCCAAGTTCATCGCCGCGATGGACGCGTGCAAGGTCCACGGGCTCGCGCGCGGTGCGTACCACTTCGCCAGCGGCAACGGCACCGGCGCGGCGCAGGCCGACTTCTTCCTGTCGGTGGTCGGGGATCGCGCGGAGCTGCTGGTCCTCGACTTCGAGACGAACCACGGCGCCGCGGGGAACATGACGCTCGGGAACGCGGTCGCGTTCGTCACGCGCGTGCGCGAGGTGACGGGACGCTGGCCGGTGTTCTACGGCTACCTCTCGATGCTCCGCGCTGAGTGCGCGCGGGCGACGCCGGAGCAACGCGCCGTGCTCGCGCGGTGCCCGCTATGGCTCGCGGCCTACGGCCCGGACCCGCTCACCGTGAAGGTCCCGATCGCGTGGGATCGCTGGTCGATGATGCAGTACACCAACGGCAGCGACGGCCCCGCGGACCGCGTGCGCTACCCGCGCACCGTGCCGGGGTTCGCGCGCGCGCGACAGGACCGCAGTGTTTTCCGCGGCACAGAAGACGACCTCGCGGTGTTCTGGAAGCTGTGCGGACGGGAGGAGCCGTGAGCGCTCTGCTCATCCTCGCGGCGATCGGATACGGCGTCGCGCTGTGGGCCGCGCTCACCGGACGGCTGGTGCGCTGGTGAAGCGCGCCGCACACGCGCTCGCAGGCATCCTCCTCGGGCTCGTCGTCGCCGCGCTCATCGGGCGCGGGTGCGAGCTCGCGGCGGACGCGGTCGCGCCCGGCCCCGTGGTGCGCGCGGACGTGGACGCAGCGCGCGGGCGCTGGTAGCCTGACCGCGTCCGTACCCATGGACCTCCGAGGCAGCGCCTCGGCGTCGCCGCACGACACGCGGCACTCTGGGCTTGTGCCGCGGGCGGCGGGCCTCCCTTGCAAGGAGGTCCAGCGGGTTCGACTCCCGACGGGTCCACCATCGCCATGCCCCGCAAGCACGTCGCCGCGGCCGCACACGTCGGCCACACCTTCGCCCGTGCCGAAGCGCACGACCGCATGGCGTGCGTGACCTGCGACGTGTGGGTCGAGCCGCAGTGTCGCTGCGCCGGGGATCACTGCGAGTTCTTCGACGACGCGCCCGCGCGGCCGTCACTGGCGGTGCTGGAGATGCACCACACATCGAGAGCATGACCCCGCACCACACCCCCGACACCCGCGTCACCCAGCGGACCAAGGCCGACACCCGCGCCGTCGTCGCCCGCGTGCTCCGCGGCGCAGACCCCGACGCGGTGTTTTGGACCGTACCGCGCGAGGCGGGCAACCGCCGAGCGCACGACTGACCCCACCCCCGCGCCATCCCGGCGCACCACGCCCAGCGTCCTGCGGGTGCGGTCCATCCCCCATCGCCCCCCATCGCCCGCGCGTCAGACAGCCTTGCTCCGCGCGGCGCCCGCGCGGTCGCACCGCCGCACGTCCTCGTCGGACGGGCGCGTGTCCCGTCCATCGTCGAAGACAGTATCGACGCCGCCGCACCACAGCGGCAGCCAGCCCAGGGGCGGCCGCTGAATCAGCGCCCGCCCGCACCCGCCGTGGCCGTCCCGTCCCTGACAGGTCCCGTGTCGCATCCTCACACCCTCCGCCGGTCTCTCCCGGCCGTCTCAGGGACGCCCCGTGCGCCCCACGTCTGACGCCCGCGGCGCCCGCTGCTACGCCCCGCGTGGGGGCGCAGCGACGGATGCCGGGACTCAGCCCGCGGCCGTGACCGCGTCGCAGAACCACGCCGGGGCGCCCGCGCGTCGGGCATCCCGCGCCGTGAGCTGGCGCGCGGCGAAGGCCGCGGCGTTGTCGACCGTCGCGGCGTCGACGAAGCCCGCGCCCGAGGTGCATGCGCGCTGCACCTCAATGCCCTGCGCGGCGTCGTCCCAGCGGTAGCGGATCCCCATGTCGTCGTCGATCCAGTGGCCCATCGTCGTCTCTCCTCTCGCCGGGTCCATCCGGCGCTGCGGCGTCGTGCGCCGTCCCCGAGGCTCCGCACGGGAGCACCGGGGACGGGGCGCGGCCCCGTGGTGCGGTCAGCCCTGCACCTTTTCGAGCTCGACCACGAGGAGCCGAAGGCCCTCGGCGTGACGCGTCAGTTCGTGGTCGCCGGGCGGGTTCGGGATCTCGATCACCCTCGACCCGTCCGCGCTCTTCGCGCCGACGTGGTCGAAGACGACCTTGGTCCCGCTCCGCGCGTCGGCGCCGCAGTGGCTGAAGACCACGGCCCCAGGACCGTACGCCTTCACCGCGGCGATCTCCGCCGCCCGCTTCGCCTCGATCAAATCCCTGCCGCTGGCCCTGGTCGTGCTCATGGTCGGTGCTCCTTCTGCGCCCCGTGGGCGCGGGTCCCTCGCCTCGCGGCATCACAGCTTGGCGCATCGTGCGCCGTCCGCTGCCACCGTCGCGCGGGGGCAATGGACGGCCCGCGAGGGGCCGTGGGTGCGGTCAGCCGATGGTCGCGCGCGCCCACACGTCGCAGCCGTCGCCCTGTCCCGCGAGGAGCACGTAGCAGTCCTCACCCTCGGGCAGCGCGTCGAGGCGCGAGGCCTCATCGGCGAGCTCGGCGACGAGCGCCTCGTGCGCGTCGGCGCTGTCCGCGCCCGCCCACATCGCCGCGGTGTGGACCTCGGCGGGGACCTCCTCGCCCGCGCCGTGGTGGCGGCGGTAGAGCGAGGCGAAGCGCGCGGGGCGGATCGCGGCGGTCTCGGGGGCGAGGGTCTCGACGGTGCCGGTGGCGAGGATGGTGGTCTTCATGGTGTCCGTGGTCTTCCTGTGTCTGGTCTCATCAGCGCGGGCATCACCCGCGGACGCCCTGGGGGGCGTTTCGACCTCACTCGCCGATGCAGGCCATGCACTGGCCGCAGGTGCAGCGGCGCTGCCACATCGGGCGGAAGGGGCGCGCGGGCGCCTTCGGCGCGACGGTCGCCGGGGCGGGCTTCGCAGGCGCCTTCGCAGCCTGCGCCGCGAGGTAGGCGCCCTGTGCCGCGACCGCGTCCGCCATCGTCCCGGTGACGGGCTCCACAGCGCAGCCCTTGCGGCAGGAGGCGCCGGGGCGGAGCATCGAGCCACAGCAGGGGCAGTAGATGATGGTCATGGTGTCCGTGTCCTTTCAGCGCCGCGTCCATCGCGCCGCCGTGCAATCCCCTATTGCTAGCACCGTGCCAGCGTCGTCACGCTCTAGGACGCCCGGATTCCGCGGCTTTCGTCCGCGGCCCCTTCGCGGCGTAGTGTGACGGCGCTGTCATGGTGTTTCGCCCGTTTCTGCTAGAACGCCCGGAATCGTGGAACTCTACGCTATGACATCCGTGTCATAGCTGGTGACGAATCGCGTCACCCCTGCGAGGTCCCCGCGATCCGGCGCACGCGGGCGGCGCGGGACGCAGCCCCGCGCGTGGCGCGCTCCGCGGTCCCCCCGCTC